CCTATGGGCCCCTGCTCTCACTCACGTGAGAGGTGTACCGTGGCAAGAGATGATTTGGAATTCAAGCGAGTAAATCAACCGTCCCGTTCAAGGACTGTTGTCTCGACTGGTTCCACTTCACACTCTGGCATCGGTACCGCCGTTTACTATCGCTCTCAAAGGAGTGATAGCAATCCGACAATGCCCACACGGGATGGCGTTTTCTTTCGCGCAACCGCATATGGTGCATTTCGGGCCTCAGCCAACGTCACGGCAGGGGAATGTTATTGGAAGCGGGTTTCGGCCCTTAATCCAAATTCATTCACTCTGTATCGTGACTTTTGGGAGTCCCACTACTTGCCGCATGTTCCACAGCTTACGCCGTGGCACTTGATGTTCGCGGATCCTGGCACGGGTGAACCCCAGGTCAGTACCGCTTGCATCGCAGCAGCAAGGAACAGTGTCCTCTCTCAAGCCAAGGGAGTAGACTTCAACGCGTTACAGCAAATCGGAGAACTCCGAGAAACTGTTAACATGTTGATTAGTCTTGCCGAGTTGGTTGCAAACCGCCGTAAGGCGCTTGATAATCTTCTCGAATCCATCGGCTTTCCACCGAAGTACCAGCTCACATCGAGCTTGCACTCCGATCGTTTCATGGAGGATATCGCCCGTCGTGGCGGCCATCTTTCGCGAACAGCGAATGATTTCGGCCGTTATGTACGTGCGAACCTTCGTGACAACGCTATTGTGGATCGAGCGAGGGACGCAGCCAACAGACGTGCCCGGAATAATCGGCTCTCAATCCCTTCAAGGATTGCTTCCGCTTATCTCGGTTACATCTTTGGGGTCGCTCCTTTGATAAATGCATCGTTTCAGCTTGCTGATGCGATCACTTATCAACTGGAAAAGACCATTGCGACTGTCGTGGCCAATGTTGTCGACTCGGATTTTGGTATCGGTAAAGGCAAACTGACTCCAACCAATGACTGGAAGTTCAGTGGCATTGCTAAGATGGGCGTGAGATGCCAAATGCTTTTTCAAGTTCGGTCTCCCGAACTTTTTGAAGCTTGGCGTTTCGGCCTTCTTAACCCTGCTACTGCACTCTGGGAACTTACTCCGTTTTCTTTTATAGCGGATTGGTTCACAGGTCTTGGTTCGTTTCTGTCTGCTCTTGATTCCGGTATCGCGATCCGAAATCTCGACAACTCTGAGTCTCACTATCTTGACCTTCGTTTGAAGGCAGATTTCCGGGCGTTTCAACCTGCTAACAGCAGGGAGATTTTCGTTTCCGGAAGTGAGTGGAAGAGTCACGAGATCACCCAGAAGTCTTTTAGACGCTGGTTGTCTCCCGTGCCTCCCATCCCTCCGGTGTATATCCGGATGGGGCTCAACTGGTCCAAGATCACTTCGATTCTTGCGATCATTGTCAGCAACCTCAGCTTCCCCGGTGACCATACTATCGTCGACGGCCGACAGGCCTTTAGACTTTAGTATTAATCACCGGACAAGCTGACTCAACCTGGAGTCTACCTCCATGCCTGTGGCAGCAACGATCACGGTCAATGACCGTGCCACGCCGACCCCGGTCGCACATGCTTTTGTGCCGGCCGGTCCTCTGCCGAACAACCCCTCTTCCTATGGTTTCAAGGAGAGCGGCTCGACCCCCATCGGGGAACCGACGCTCAACTTTTACCATCGGGAATCCGGCGGAAAGTACTACAAGCGGATCGTGATGAACGTTCCGATTGTGGCCACCGAGACGGTGAACGGCATCTCGGTTCCGAAGGTGGTTCGCTCGACTCTCCTGGACCTGAACGTCCGCTTTGATGCGGCGTCGACGGAACAGGAACGTGCGAATGCTGTCGGCATGTTTTACAACATGCTTGCGGCTTCGCAGGTCGTGCCGAACGGAGCGATCGTGAAGCTCGAACGTATTTGGTCGTAAGACCATGCGTTTCTGGCTTCTGATCGCCCTGTTCATGTCCGTTGCCGGCTGCCAAGCCGACAATGGTCCCACCTTCCGTGCGGCAGTCCCCCTTCAAGGGGAAATGCTGTACGAGTTGAACTGAGGATCCGGTCAGAATAGTCTGACCGGGCAATAGTTTCCATTTAGGAGCTATCATGCCAAAACGAAACAAATCTCGTGTAGAGGATGTTTCGCTTCCCAGTCATTTGTGGCCATCAATGCGGAAACACTTAGAGCACGTCATCAGGACGTTCCCTAAGCATCATGGTTTTAAAGGAGAATATCTCCAACAGGAGATATTTTCCAAATACCTTGATCCGCATGTAGTAACCCCGCAGGTGAGGCGGTCTAAAGCCATCGAAAAATGGCTTAAGACAGAGCAGAAGAACCTGAGAGTAAACAGACATCTTATGCTGTTCGAGGGTAACCTCGGATGGACCGAATACTTTCCCCTTCGGGATCGTATTCGTTCCATTATCTCTCGGATTCTTGGCCCCATTCCATCTTGGTCATCGCTGACCGCTGATGTGACAAACGGGGCGTCGACGCGTGTCCGGCGGAAACCGGATGCTGCGATCGAGAAGCTCACTGGAGTTATGCACGTGACACCTTCGGCTGTCAGGCATTGGGAGGAATACGCTCAGGATAATATCCTGGCCGCCCTTCCAATCAAGGCTGTCGAGGGGTCCGTGCTCTTCACCGTTCCGAAACGTTCGGATATCGACCGCGTCGCTTGTAAAGAGCCTGAGTGCAACATGATTCTCCAGCGAATGCTGGGTATTCATATGGCACGAAGGCTCAGACGCGTCGGTATCGATCTTACCGATCAGACCAACAATCAAAAGGCCGCTGCTGTAGCATTACAGCATGGCCTGGCGACTATTGATCTGAGTTCCGCTAGCGATTCTGTCTCACGACAGCTCGTTATGGAACTTCTCCCCGCTCCGTGGTGGAGCTTGCTCGATGACTTACGTGTAACCCATACTTTCATCGATGGAACAAAGCATGAACTTGCTATGTTTTCTTCGATGGGGAACGGTTTCACGTTCGAGCTGGAAACCATCATATTCTACGCGATCACTCGCGCAGTATGCTGGCTTTCAGGGACCAAGGGTAAGATCTTGGTATATGGAGATGACATCATCGCACCATGCCGGGTAGTCCCCCGCCTGATGCGTGTGCTCTCTCTTTTTGGGTTCACTGTGAATCCCAAAAAGACTCACTACAGAGGTCCCTTTCGGGAGTCCTGTGGTAAGCATTACCATTCGTCTCGTGACGTCACGCCTTTCTATATAAGGAAGGCGGTCACTACGATACCGGAACTTATTAACCTGCTTAACCATCTCCTAGAATGGGATGGACGCGGGTGGGGGTTCTTCATGAATGAAGAGCCCTATAAGTTCTGGCGGAAGTACAGAGAGTATGTCCCCCGGAAACTCTGGGGAGGCATAGATCCTATGGATCCCTCTGCACTTGTCACTGGTCACAGGTCTCGTAAAAGACTTGTTCCAGTGACTCGTCCTGTCGAACGGGACGACCTTGGCGCCATAAGATTATGGCTGCTTCGTCGTGACACGTCGAGCTTACCGCTCGACGTTGACCCAAGCCGTGAGATCGGATTTACCACCCGAACTTACGTCGACCTTGGGGAACGGACCTCGTGGGTACCAGATCTTATCTGGGATTCCCATGAGGGTGAGGGCGCCGGTTAGAAACCGGCGCGGGCTGAAA